CCGCCAGGCTCGGGACCAGGAGCGGCAGTGATGGGGTGTGCCTGACGAGCAGCCAGAGCAATAGAACGGAAGACTTTCTTGTCATAAGCTTCAGCCAGAGCATGACCGATCTTAGCAGAAATCTCGCTACGCAGCGAGTAATGAGCAAGAGTCTCATCGAGATCATACAGGAAAGCGGAGCTAACCAGCAGGTCATCCATGAGGATGGTCTTCTCAGCCACCGGAGGATCACCGCTACCAAGGATAGGGGTGCCAGGGGTGTGGTAGGCAGCTTCCATGCGACCAGTGTAGATGAACTGGAGGCTCTTACCGTTACGCAGGGTACGGTTTTGGACAGTGCCTTTAGCGATCGTCTGGGACTCGTAAGCCTTGATCATCTCGCCGCTGAACAGCTTCAGATACGTGGCGTACTTTCCCGTGGTGCTACCGTCATTGTAGCCTTGGGACAGAGCAATAGTAGAGGGGTTGCTATTAAGTGAACCCCCAGGAGTAAGAATAGTGTCAGCCATTTTTATGGAGAGGTTGAATAATGATACCTCTCTGAACGTTCAGAGTTATTAAATTTTTCTGGTAAAATTATGGTCTTTACCAAAACCGGTTTCGGCAAAGGGTATCCCCGCAGGGGCCAATGCCAATAGGAGCCAGGTCCGACACTGAGGTGCCTGACTCCCGTGCTACTTAGAATTTAGTAGCGTGAGATTTGTATGCAATGCCGCGATACTTAAGCTTGGCTGCTTTTTGTGCTGCCTGTTGCTCCCGAACACGGGCATCCAATTCGACTTGAGTCATTGTTCTGAATGAAAGTACCTAACCCCCGTTCCATGATTAGGTGACATGCGTTCGCCATTTGCGAATAGCGAATGAACGGACGGCATTGCAGTTTAGCCTACAGCAGGTGCAGTAAGAGCAACAGGAGTTACGTCTGCAGCAGCGAGGTCTAGCGGAAAGTTGTGAGCATTACGTTCGTGCATGACTTCAAATCCAAGGTTAGCTTGGTTAAGGATGTCAGCCCAAGTACGCACAACACGCCCCTGACTATCCAGTAGGGACTGGTTAAAATTGAAACCATTAAGATTAAAGGCCATCGTAGACACGCCCAAAGCAGCGAACCAAATGCCAACGACAGGCCAAGCAGCCAAAAAGAAATGAAGACTGCGGCTGTTATTAAAGCTTGCATATTGGAAGATCAGACGACCAAAGTAGCCATGAGCAGCTACGATATTGTACGTCTCTTCTTCTTGTCCAAACTTATAGCCATAGTTTTGAGACATGTCCTCAGTCGTCTCCCTAACAAGAGAAGACGTGACAAGGCTACCGTGCATAGCACTAAACAGGCTACCCCCAAATACACCAGCAACTCCCAACATATGGAACGGGTGCATGAGAATGTTGTGTTCAGCTTGGAAGACCAGCATGTAATTAAACGTGCCGGAGATACCGAGTGGCATTGCATCAGAGAAAGATCCTTGACCGAAGGGGTAGACGAGGAAGACTGCGGTAGCTGCTGCAACGGGAGCAGAGTAAGCAACAAAGATCCAGGGTCGCATTCCTAGTCGATAGCTAAGTTCCCACTCGCGTCCCATGTAAGCATAGATACCAATGAGGAAGTGGAAAGTGACGAGTTGGAATGGACCCCCGTTGTACAGCCATTCATCAAGTGAAGCAGCTTCCCAAATTGGGTAGAAGTGTAGTCCGATGGCATTGCTGCTCGGAACGACGGCTCCTGAAATAATGTTGTTTCCGTACAACAAGGAGCCTGCGACGGGTTCACGGATTCCATCGATATCAACAGGTGGTGCAGCCACGAAGGCTACAATAAAACAAATAGTGGCGGCCAGCAGGCAGGGGATCATCAGAACCCCAAACCAGCCTACATAAAGACGGTTGTTGGTGGAGGTCACCCAGGAACAAAACTGCTCCCAGGCACTCTCTTTCCTTTTAAGTGCAATTGTTGCAGTCATGTCAGTAAGTAATTAAAGTTGCCTCCCACCCACCACATAGTAGGATTAGAAGCGATACTTCAGACCAGCCTTGGTACCGTAGCTGTTGACGGTATCAAAGGCAGCAGAAATCTCACCGTACACAGAAAGTTGCTTGCTCACATCAACACCACCACCAGCTTTGGCAGTCAGTTTGGTGTCAGCTTCACCACCGTCAGGACTAAAGATAGTAGGACCACCTTGAACGTACCAGGAGGCAGCGCCTTCGGAACCATCGACACCGACGTGGAAGTCAGTCGAAGTCCCAGTGTAGTCAGAACCGGTAAAACCGGAGTTGGCTTCCACATTCACATAAGGAGCGGCGAAAGCAGGTGCAGCCATCAGAGCGACAGCGGGGAGGATAGCAAGAGTTTTCATTTGAATCGTTTTAGGTAGTCGTATGAGTATTGTTCCCGTCTACCAAAGATCCCCCAACCTAACCAGTAGGAAGCAGAATTCATGTAGAAAGGAACTGGTTGATGAGGAGTACGGAACTCACTCAGTTCAGCACGGAATTGTCCTTCGTTAATCATGTACCGTACTTGACCTTCAAGACTAGAAGGGTCACAAGAATAACGGCGACAAAATGAACCAAGTCCATCGTAGCGTTTCTGAGTTGTCCATTGGATAAGACCATACCCTCCTCGGAGGCATTGGTCATAAGGAAGTATAGCACCTCCTTCACAGACGTTGGAGCGGAAACCAGATTCTTGTTTGATGTTGCCCATGATCACAGCCAGGGCAGTCTTGTCTTTGATCTCCGCTTTTACTTGGAGTTGTTCCAGAACATACTGCTCTTGGACGTTGCAATCAGGGCATTGAATCATTTCCGTTTCTTAGCTGTTTTAGCGGCGCGTTTAAAGTTAGCAGCCGTGGGTGCGCCTTTTGCCCCAAGCTTCCTCATTTTTTCACCACTGCCAGCAGCAATACGCTTGCGCTTAGCATTGATGTTTGCATAGAGACCTTGTTTAGCCATGGATTTAAGCTTTAGGTTTACGCTTCTTCTTGTTCTGAGCAAGAGGAAGTTGAGGTCCAGTTCTTTTCAGAAAGACATCCTTTTCATTAGGGTTGTCAGTACTTTTACCTTTGTTGTAAATCTTTTGCTTTTTTTGAGCATCCTTGTGACCAGGACCAATCTCGAAAGAGGTCCCGATCATCAAAGAATCTTTGTTAGATTTCTTTTTTGGGGTACGCATTACCAGATACCGGGAATGATCTGTCCGGTCAGAGCATAAGCACCAATGGCAGCAACGATACCAAGCATAGCCAAACGTCCATTAAGACGCTCAGCTTTCTCTTCATGAGGCACACCGTAGGGATGGTCAGTCATTAGTAATTAAGATCGGATCGTTCAAGTTTAGCAAAGACATCCTGCCGATAAGCAGGGTCTCGATCATAGCGTGGGTCAGACATGGCTGCAACCACTTCAGCTTGACTACGGAAAACATCCTGCTGAGTCTGAGCAGGTTTGCCAGACAGCATACGTCCTTCGTAACCGTTGGCTTCTTGGAAAGCAGCTTGCATACCAACCACAGCGAGTTTGATCATATCAGGATCGCCAACATTAATCAAGTTGTCGAAAGCCTGAACAAAATTTTCTGGCATATTTTCAGCCGCCCAACTAACAAGCCCATTGTATTGTTCTTCACCACCAACAAAATTCTGAATGTCAGAAACTTGTTCTGCAGTAAAATCTTCTACTTGAGCAGGGTTAGATTGGATTTGCATGTAAGCTTCAAGGAGATCCTTGCTATCCATTTGGGATAGTTTTTCAAAGGTCTCCTCACTCAGCTTACCTTCTTGAGCATATTCTTGAGAGGCTTCGTTAAGAAGATCAACTAGAGGATCAGCATCAATAGGCTGTTCTTCTACTTCTTCTTCCCGCCGCCGCCCTTGTGGGTCTTCTTCCCGCAAGCCATCGTTAGATTCTCCTAGTTTCTTTTGAAGTTCAATGTAAGCTTTTTCCAGTTCTTCAGCTGACTCGTATTTACCAGCCAGCATCCGGCTTTCTTCTTGAGCACGTTGCTCTCCAATAGCTAGAGCTTCTTGCTCAGCTTCATTCAGTTCCGGTTGATCCGCTGGAGTCGGATCGTAAGTTAGAATTGCCATTTACAGTAGTTACTTGAAGGTTACCAAGGCCAACAGTTTTTACATAGTTGGGTGAACGACCGATGGTAGGGGTGCCTACCTTCATACGTGGAGCATAGCGATTACCGTCATCAGTATACGGGTCTTCGCCAAGCGTCATCTTAGGTGTGAGTTTCTTTTCACTCACGGGATTAGGTTCAGGTGTCTCAATTGTAAGAGGCACCTTTTCATTTGTAATTTCTTGAGCGGGCTTAGCGGTACGCTTTGGTTCAGGAACGCTAGGCTTTCGGCGCGATTTACGCGGGGTTGGATCCGTCATCTAATTGATTCGCAAATTCAGCGTTTTTAGTTGGGTCCATCATAGGAGTAGAGGCAAACTGACCAGCTTGTTTAACAAGTTCTTGCTGCTGCATTGCTTGTTGTTGCTGCTGCATTTCACCTTGAAGTTGCTCTTCAGATTTAACCAGACCCAAGGTTTCAATGCCTTGTGCTGTAGCCAAACGCTTAATGACTTCAGATGGTTCAATGTACTTTGCAATTGCGTCAGGACCCATGGTCTGAGCAACTGTTTGCAGGAACATAGTCAGTGATTCACGATCCTGACCACGACCCAAAGCATTTACACCAGCCACAATCTGTGGACGGACAAGATCTTTGGGAAGTTTAGGTACCTGATTACTACGTTGCAGAACAAACATAGTACGGTTCAGGTAGGGAACCAAGAACTCTACTGTCAACAAAGAGAAAAGACCGCCGAGTTGTTTTTCAAGTTCAAGTTGTGTGAGTCGTACTTCTTCAGCAGTTGTACGTTCAGACTGACGAACAGAAAGAACAAGGAATGCATCAGAAAGACGTTGTACTAAACTGTTAGACATTTCAGATGCAGTACGGAAGTCAGCAGTTTTACCTACTTGAACAACCTGCACGTCTTCAGGTCTGCCTTGTACAATAGCACCATTTCCAGCATTAGCAAGCGTAGCGGGTTTGGTAGTACTGCTTGGTGATACCAAGAATACAACTTTAGCTGCAACACTGCTACCTTCAATCAGTGCTTGGCTCAAAGAATCAAGAGAGCGTAAATCTCCAAGGAATTCTTCAACCCTACCTCGACCGTAGTCTTCGCCGTCAACTGTATTGAATCGGAGAACAAGCCATGGAGAAACATTTTTAGGTGCGGTACTGCGGCTACCAGGAATGATTTTGTCGTCTACTTCCTGATGCCATACCCATCGACCTGATGCTTCTTCCAGTCGGACGTAGGTGTACACCTCAACGTCATCCTCTTTCCCGTTTGTACCTGAGCCAGAGTTACCACCAGCTTGGTTCGGTTTAGGCAAAGGGATGTTAAGAAGCTCACGGGAAATCAGCTCCTTAGTTACAATCTCAAGAACGTTACCGTCACCATCACGGTTTACAACAAACCGGTTTAGTGGGTACATCTTGATTCCATTTTTGCCCATAAACAAAAGGGCATTGCCACCAACAATCAAATGCTTGATTGCTTCGTGGATAACAACACGGTCATTAGATGCATTAATAACATCCATGATCATGCGTTCAATTTTACCGAAGCTCTCTTCGAGTTCAGATTTAATTTCACGAGGAAGTTCCTCGCCAAGCTTCTCATCCCGAACTTGTAGTTTAAAGAACGGGGTCATCGGAGGTAGAAGGGCAAGCATCAGTTTGCTTGCCAACGTTACAACCGACTTGGCTCCAACCGATTGCCATGGAGTTACAAGAGTTTTATGGTTCTCTTTGTAACCCTCATCACGACGAATCAGGTAAGGAAGAGTAAGGCGAGAACACTCATAAGCTACGTCGAGAAAATTATTCCTTACAGAAGTAAGTTTCTCATACCGAGCACGTGCGTTCTTCACAGGTTAATGCCTCCACTTGGGTAATTACCACCAGAAGCACCCATACTAACACCAGTAGACAAAGATCTACGAAAAGGTGTGCCGGCAAGTTTACGTTTCCGTGAAGCACCTGCAGCACGTACAGCAGCAGAAGCACCCTCTTCAACCAAAGGTTTAAAGGTGCGAACTACAGGTTCAGGAGGTGCGATCTGTTTTGAAAAAGGTTGTGAAAAATTAATAGTGGGAGCAGCTGATCCGCCGCCTCCACCGCCACCAAAACACATTAGCTTTCATCCATTTTATTTTGAATCCACTCGACAATGGAACGTTGACCTGCTTGATACATGATCTGCTCTATAGTCATAGCGGGAGTTGGGTTGATAGGTGGAAAAGTGTCAAACAATTCTTGAAGTAGGGACGAGGTTGTCATCCCCTTAACTTCAAGCATACTGAGGGAGGTTGGGGTTTGCATGTTCAAAGAAGGCAGGCATCCTGGCTCGCTTGGTGTCAGAAAGCTCTGGGGCTTTACCTTGATACATCAAGTTGTCGCTGGAATCCAGCCAAAATTTTTTGTCCAAATATTTATTGGTAGTATTTCTACCTAGTGGCTCCATAACCCAGTTGATGGTAGCCTTACGCAGCTTGTCAAGAGAAGGGCTGTAGTTTAGACCCATCTCAGTGCAGACAAGGGTATTGGTAGAAACGTGGACCTGTTCATCACGGCTGATGTCAGCACTTACTGTGCGGAGTCCAGCATCACCGTTGAAACGGAAAAAGGGGAGGAGCACAAAGAAAATCGCACGCTCGGCAACCAACGCTTTGAGGAGCGTGTGATCCGGATGTGCAACCCAAGCTTCTCGTAGCCTTTGGGCTTCCGCCTCAGCTTTCGGATCAGTGCCGATAGCGTTGGCGATATAACCCAGCGCGAGGTCGTGGTTCTCTTCGTCTTTGATATTGGATCGAAGGAGCGCCACACTTGCTTTCGGAACTTCATTTTTGAGAGCGTCATTAATAAAATCTCCTACAGGCAGTTCCATATGGCGGAGTGCAAGGGCGCGATAAATAGTTTCTTCAGCGCCCTCCACAAGTTTACCTGCAGTGGTTTGTACGGGGGTCCAGGTTCGTTTCCTGGCAAGTAGTTTATCGTAAGGTGTCATTCAGCGCAATCGCAAGTTGGTTCTAAATCGTTGATAATAGAGTCCAAGTATGCGGTAACATCATCTTCTTTTAGAGCAGCATACGCATCTGTCTTATCTTGAGTGTCACCCATAACCTGAAGCGAGTAATAAAGGGAGGTTTGGGGTGAAGCTAACCACTCTTCAATAAAGGCTTCATCGTAAGTGATCACGTCACTCCACGAGTTGAAACTATAGCCATGAAGAAGTCCCGTGCGGTCCAGCATCTTCATGATACCATCCGCAACTGATTTGTAAGCATCCCAGCCAACTTCCGATGCGATCTCAACAGGACCGTAGTCGTAGCTCTGGACGCCAAAGGTACCGCTGTCACGGTCCACTTGACGGGCGATGGGAGGAGCTATTTCTGGAGTAGCAGTGAAGCCGTCCAGATCATTGTGGCGGTAACTACAAGAAGCAGTGGGAGCAATAGCAAAAGCCCGATCCATACGGTAGTTACGAGCAACTCTTGCTGCATTTTCAATACCAAAGTAAAGGGCACGGGCAAGGCGTACTGCATCGGTGTCATCACAAAGAACACCACCGCTAACCAAAGCTAGAGCTTCGCCGAAATCTTGATAAGATACGTCATAGCGACGCAGAAGGTTAGCCAAGCCAAGCATTCCAAGCCCCACTTGGCGATCTGTTTGCGAGGGGAGGTACTCACCGGATTCATCCACACCAGTTTTACTGTGCAGCTCACACAGCTGCGTCATGCCTTCAATGAAAGCACCTTCAATGTCTTCAATTTTACATGCTGCCAAATTAATATGCTGTAGCAGACAAGTGCCACGGCTTTTGAGAAACACCTCAAGGCATACATTACCGTAAATACGTTCACCATCACGGTCTACCTTAGTTTTGACCAACCAGATGTCACCGTTACGAATACCTTGTAGCAGAATGCTACGCTTCTCGTCAGGCATCTTTGCCCACCAGTCATCGTTAATGTTGACACAACGCTTGACCCAAGGAAGCTCAGAACGGGGAGTCTGGATAAATTCTACCAGATCAGGGTGCGTCGCGTCCATATGCAGAACAATTGCTCC